GAAAGGAAGAAGAATGAATATGTTGCTACAGAGGTTCATTGGTCAGAAGTTCCAGGCAGAGATGCTGTATGGAAAGAACAAACTATTGCTAACACATCAGAACAACAATTCCGTGTTGAGTTTGAATGTGAATTCTTAGGATCTGTTGATACTCTTATCTCACCATCTAAGTTGAGAACAATGACATATGATGATCCTATTAAAAGTAGTAAAGGTTTGGATATCTATGAGGAACCAATAGATAAACATGATTATGTTCTTACAGTAGACGTTGCTCGTGGAGTAGGAATAGATTACTCAGCATTTGTTCTTGTAGATATAACTGAATACCCTCATAGGATAGTTGGTAAGTATAAGAATAATGAGATAAAACCTATGATATTTCCAAATATCATATATCAAATAGCTAAGTCGTATAATAATGCATTTATTTTAGTTGAGGTTAATGATATAGGAGATCAAGTGGCAAGTATTATTCACTTTGATCTTGAGTATGAAAATCTTCTTATGTGTGCCATGAGAGGAAGGGCTGGTCAAATAGTTGGACAAGGATTCTCTGGAACAAAGACTCAACTTGGAGTTAAAATGTCCAAGACTGTTAAGAAGGTTGGATGTTCTAACTTAAAAACTTTAATAGAGGATGATAAGGTTGTTTTTAGAGATTATGATATTATATCTGAATTAACTACATTTATTCAAAAACATCATTCATTCGAAGCAGAAGAAGGATGTAATGATGACTTAGCAATGTGTCTTGTCATATATGCTTGGTGTGTTGTTCAGGATTATTTTAAAGAACTTACTGAACAAGATGTAAGAAAGAGATTGTATGAAGATCAAAGGGATCAAATAGAACAAGATATGGCTCCATTTGGTTTTGTATTAGATGGACTTGAAGAAGACTCATTCGTAGATGCGGATGGTGATACTTGGAAAGTTGATGAATATGGAGACAGATCTTATATGTGGGACTATAGATAAATGCTTACTTTTATTTTCATATCATCTTGGTTAGTATTATTCGTATTTGCTGTACGTTTAATGACTAGAGGTTGGAATGTAAATCCACCAAGGGATATGGATCTTAAATATAATGTAGAAAAAAGAACTGTAACTAAAGTTCCTCACCCAGAAATGGCAGATATTAAACAAGGTGATGAATTATTAGTTGTTAGATTTGATGAACCTGAAAAGGAAATGGATCCTAGATTTAAATTAGATTCACCAGAGCTTCATAATCTTGGAGATCCTTTACATAAATCTCTACAGGATAGGATTGATGAATTGAATGGTGATGATGAAGAGGATGATGATGGTCTTGTAGTCAGGAGGTGAAATGGATTTAGAGAAGGAATTTGATTTAGAACATTTACTTTTTAAGGAAAGAACTTGTAAGGTATGTGGACAGACTAAAGATTTAATAGATGAATTTTATTTGACACGTAAAGATAGAGGTGCTAAACCATCAGCTTATTCATACGAATGTAAAATATGTACTGTTAAAAGAATATTAAAATCTAGAAAAAAGAAACCATTTACAGATTGGTTATATCCAGATTGGTAAGGTTCATAGCTTGTTTCCCCGTTTCAAGCAGCAGCAATTCATAAATAATTTCAGTAAAAAAATGAGACATTTTTAGAGGGGAACTTAAATGGCTAACATCGGTTTAGTATCTCCAGGCGTCAAGGTTAGAGAAGTTGACCTGACGGTTGGAAGAATAGACTCCATAAGTGATACAACAGGTGCTATTGTGGGTCCATTCCCCCAAGGCCCAGTTGGAGAAGCAATTCAAATTGATAATGAACAGGATTTATTAGATTTCTACGGAAAACCAATATCATCAGATAGACAGTATGAGTATTGGTACACAGCTTCAAACTATCTTAATTATGGTGGTATTTTAAGAGTTGTTCGTTCAGACGGCGGCAATCTTAGAAATGCTAACGTAGGTGGTATGCCTGTAACTCATCCAACAGGTATTGGATCAACTGATAATCTTAAGATTAAGTCTTACGAAGATTATATCGATAATTATGAAACAAGTTCTGGATATCGTTTAGCTGCTAGAAACCCTGGCTCTTGGGCTGAAGGAATTAAAGTTGCTTATATTGACGGTGCTGCAGACCAACAACTATTAGTCGGTCATCATGCAGTTAATAAAATTAGTGTTGGTGTTGCTGTAACACAGTCATTCCCAGCAAATACTATTATCGCTGGAGTTGGTACAACATCAGTTGCTGATGGATATCTTCAAGGTATTGTTACTGGAACAGGAACAAGTACTGTTGATGTTAAAGTTCTCAATAGAGTTTCTGCTGCTGGAACAATCTTCCCAGTAGATTATGTTGAGAATGGTGTTTATTCATTCAAGGTAGGTACTGCAACTTCTGTTGGACAGTATGGTGTAGTTGGTGCATCTGGTCTTTCATTCTGTGCTAGTAATTCTACAATTGCTGCTCCTGCAACTGGACTTTCAACTGTATCAAGTATTATTTCAGAGAAAGATTGGTATGAAGAACAGTACATTCAGTTAAAGAACGGTGCAGTTCAATGGAAATCAATTGCTGATAAGCCAGGAACTTCTACTTTCGCTAATCAAAGAAACTCAGCTAACGACGAATTACACGTTGTTGTTATTGATGACAAGGGTTCTATTACTGGTAACACAGGAACTATCCTTGAGACTCATACATTTATGTCTAAGGCGAAGGATTCAGTAAACACATTTGGTTTACAGAATTACTATAAAGATTTCATTGCTGATCAGTCAGATTACATCTTTGTTGGTGTTGCAACTGGAAATGGTGTAAATTCATCTGGTATTCAAACTGTCTTTACTGCAACTGATACCAATAATGTTTGGGGTCAGGACGCTCAAGACGTAACATTCAACGTACTTGGTAACACCATGTATGAGTTACAAGGTGGTAGAGACTATTCTATCGGTGGTGACAACACTGTTGCAGTCGGTGGATACAATGTAAGTCTTGGTGAGATAATGGGTGGATATGAAATATTTGAAAATGAGTCAGATTATTCAGTTAATTATCTACTGAATGGACCTGGCATCATGGGTGACAAAGAACAGTCACAGGCAAAGGCTAATAAACTAATTGAAATCGCTGAGGCAAGAAAGGACTGCATGGCAGTTATTTCACCACACAGAGAGGCAGTTGTTGGTGTTAATAGTCCAAAAGATCAGACCAACAATGTTGTTCAGTTCTTTGATGCTGTAACTTCAACTTCATATGCTGTATTTGATAGTGGTTACAAGTATCAGTTTGATAGATTTAATAATACCTTCAGATATATTCCTCTAAATGGAGATATCGCTGGTTTGATGGCAAGAACTTCAGATGATCAGTATCCTTGGTTCTCACCTGCTGGTGCTCAAAGAGGAACTATTCTGAATACAGTTAAACTTGCTTATAATCCAAGTAGGATTCAAAGAGATACTCTCTATACAAGAAGAGTTAACCCAGTTATATTCCAGACTGGTGGCGGATTCATGTTATTCGGTGACAAAACTGGATTAGGTTATGCATCTGCATTCGATAGAATTAACGTTCGTCGTCTGTTTATGACACTAGAGCAAGCTATTGAGGTTGCTGCTAGAACCAAACTATTCGAATTCAACGATGAAATTACACGGGCAGACTTCCGTAACATTGTTGAACCATACCTACGTGATGTTCAAGCAAAACGAGGTATTCAAGACTTCGTAGTTATTTGTGATGATTCCAATAACACACCTGCTGTTATTGATTCTAATGAATTTAAGGCTGATATCTTCATCAAGCCTGCACGTTCTATCAACTTCATCGGTCTAACCTTTGTTGCTACAAGAACTGGTGTTGCCTTCTCTGAGGTAATTGGAACCGTTTAAGATGTGAGAAATGCCACGACTGGTGGCGGGGTTTAAAGAGGGAGAAACTATCTCCCTCAATGATTTCTAAAAACAATTCTAAAAACAATTAAGGAGAATTAAAAAAAATGGCAACATTTCAAGATAGGACGATTAATTCGTTTAAGGCCAAACTAGTCGGTGGTGGTGCAAGGCCTAATCTGTTTGAAGTCGCATTAGCTTTCCCAGACGCTTTAACTACAACTGGTGCTAGTGGTAAAACTACTCCAACAGAAGAATCTAGATTTATGGTAAAATCAGCTGAATTACCAGCTTCAAATGTTGGTGATATTCCAGTTAATTTTAGAGGTAGGATTCTTCACGTTGCTGGAGATAGAACATTTGATCCTTGGACAGTTACTGTTATTAATAACAATGATTGGTCTCTTAGAAGGACATTTGAAGATTGGAGTGATATGATTAATAATAGGGTTTGGGATAGTGGTGTTACTAATCCAACCACATATCATGCTGATGCAAGTGTCTTTCAATTAGCAAGAGCTGGTACAAAGACAGATGCAGGTGGTAATCTTAGACTTAAAGGAAACGATCAGCAGCCTGTCGTAGCAGGTTATAAATTCTTTGGAATTTGGCCTTCTCAAGTATCATCTATAGCTCTTGATTATGGTTCAACTGATACTATTGAAGAATTCCAAGTTACTTTCCAAGTAGAATACTGGAGTCCTGATTATACAATGAGCAAGACAGAAGGTGGTAACTTTAAGAATGCTGGCCAGAACGGGTAAATAATCCCACTAGCCGTGACTATATAAATACCTTTATAAGGTTATAGACTTTTATAAGATGGCATCCCTTTTTGGTTTCTCGATTGACGATTCATATAAGAAACCCTCACCTACAGTAGTCAGTCCTGTTCCTCAGAATAATGAGGATGGGGCTGACTATTATTTGTCTTCAGGTTTTTATGGTCAATATTTAGATGTAGAAGGCGTATTTAAGACAGAATATGATTTGTTAAGAAGATATAGAGAGATGGCACTTCACCCAGAGGTGGATGGTGCTATTGAAGATATTATTAGCGAAGCAATAGTTTCAGATCAGAACGATTCTCCTGTACAAATTGACTTAGAAAATCTCAAACAGAGCGATAAAATAAAGACTATTATTCGTGAAGAGTTCCAATACATCAAAGAGATGTTGGACTTTGATAAAAAATCACATGAAATATTTCGGAATTGGTATGTTGATGGTAAACTTTATTACCATAAAGTAATTGATTTAGAAAAACCTGAAGAAGGTATTAAGGAATTGCGTTATATGGACGCAATAAAAACTAAGTTTGTAAGAGAACAGAAGAAAGATGTCAATAATACTATGCAGGTTAATGATGCTAGATCATCATTAGACACGGATCCAACATCTGCAGACTTTCCTGGCTTACAAGAATATTTTATATACGATAAAAATTCATATCAAAAGAATCAGTATGGTTCCGTTGCTGTTTCTGGACAACAGAAAGATGCAGTAAAACTTGCTAAGGATTCAGTTGCATACTGTACTTCTGGTCTTGTAGATAGAAACAAACATACAAATCTTTCTTATCTCCATAAGGCAATTAAAGCACTTAATCAGTTAAGAATGATTGAGGATTCATTGGTCATATATCGTATGTCCCGTGCTCCAGAAAGAAGAATTTTCTATATTGATGTAGGTAATCTACCAAAAGTTAAAGCAGAACAATACCTTAGAGAGGTAATGTCTCGTTATAGGAATAAATTAACCTATGATGCTGCTAGTGGAGAAGTTAGAGATGATAAGAAATATATGTCTATGATGGAAGATTTCTGGTTGCCTCGTCGAGAAGGTGGTAGAGGTACTGAAATCACAACTCTTCCTGGCGGACAAAATCTTGGAGAATTAACTGACGTACAATATTTCCAGAAGAAACTCTATCGTTCTCTTGCTGTACCAGAGTCAAGAATGAGTGATGATAGTAGTTTTAGTCTTGGACGTTCTTCAGAAATTCTTAGAGATGAACTTAAGTTCACTAAGTTTGTTGGTAGAATGAGAAAGAGATTTAGTAATCTTTTCCATGACATTCTAAAAACTCAACTTATTCTTAAGAATGTTATTACTCCTGAAGAATGGGAATCAATGAGTGATCATATTCAATATGATTACCTATATGATAATCACTTCTCAGAATTGAAGGATGCAGAACTAATGCAAGAAAGATTAGGTCTTCTTGCAGCTGCTGATCCTTATATTGGTAAGTACTATTCAGTTGATCATATTCGTCGTAAGATATTACGTCAAACAGATGAAGAAATAGTAGAGGAAGATAAGCAAATGGCTGCTGAGAAGGAGGCTGGTATTATTCCACCTTCTGAAGAAGAGATGATGTTGGCTGCTCAAGAGATGGATGCTATGGGTGGAATGGGAAATATGCAACAAGATATGGCTAATAATGCTGGAATGGAGGCACCTAAAGGAGGGGAAATTTAAATGAATCTTCCAAAAATACCATATGATGAATGGTTTGAAGGTAAGAAACCACATCCACATGATAGTATGCCTATCGCAACAGATAAAGAGAATACATATGCATCACGACATGAATCAACACCTGCATTTGAAAAGGATGGTGGTGCAGAAGAAGTTGTAACTATGCATGAAAAAATGTATAGGATTGCTACAGCAAAATATAACCCATTTGCTGTAGGTGGATCAGAAAGTATCCACGATTTTGAAGGAGGTTCAGAACAAATTTGGGCAGATGATCTTCCAGATTTAGCACCTAGTGAATATGAACCTTAAATTTGGTATAAATAACACTATAAGTACTTTATTAAATTAATTTTATCTCATGGACGAGTTAATGGATTTGATTATTGCGGATGAATCTCCGTCTGAAATAAGTGATGGAATCAAAAATGCTCTATTCGCAAAATCAGCAGGAAAAATAGATGCTTCTAAACCAAATGTAGCTCAAACTATGTTTGGAATGAATGATGCAGAAGAGAGCTCAGAGGTTGAAGCTTCATTAGAAGCTGGTGAAATTGACAATGAAGTAGAAACCGAAGAGGAAGACTAAACAATGGCACATCAACCAGTAGGCGACTCACTTACACTTACTACAGGAACAGGATCAACTAGGGCTCAATTTACTGTTCAATCTGATACTCTCAGAGTTGTTCCAATGAGTCAGAATGTTCATGTAGCAATAGGTACAACTGCAACTGCTACTACATCTGATTATTTTGTTCCAGCAGGAACTTCTGCAACCTTAAATTTAGGTAGAGTAAGTTCAATGGGAATTGCAGCAATAACTAAAGGAACTGCAACTATTATTGATCTCCCAGAAGGAACGGGTTGTCCTTTTGTGGTTGATGATGTTATTACTACATCAGGAATAACTGGTGAAACTGGATTCAATACAACAGCAAAGGTTGTTTCTATTGATTCTAGTGCAAATACCTATGGGTATCATTCAGAAAGAATTACTACCGACCATGATAGTCGTGCTCTTTCTGGCACACCAGTTACAACTGCTGGTCAAGCAAGAAGAACTTTAACAGTTGCTGCTAGGACCGACTCTGGAGCTGGAAAGTTATATGCCCAACAAGTTCAAGTATCAGGGGATTCATAAATGAAACTCATCACAGAAGAAATTGATCAGGTAGAGGTTATCGTTGAAGAACGCAACGGTAAGAAAAACCTCTTTATTGAAGGCATTTTCCTTCAAGGTGAGATCCAAAATCGTAATGGAAGAATGTATCCCATGCAGACGTTAAGTCGTGAAGTTGGTAGATACAATGAGAATTTTGTTTGCAAGGGTCGTGCTCTTGGAGAACTAGGTCATCCTGACGGACCAACCGTCAATCTTGACAGAGTTTCTCACAAGATAACATCCTTACGCCAAGAAGGTAATAACTTTATTGGTAAAGCACAAATTCTTTCAACCCCAATGGGTAATATAGCTAAGTCTCTTCTAGGAGAAGGGGTAAAACTTGGTGTATCCTCAAGGGGAGTTGGTTCTTTAAATAAAACCAACGAAGGATACAGTGTAGTTGGTGAGGATTTTACCCTTGCTACTGCTGCTGATATCGTTTCAGATCCTTCTGCTCCAGATGCTTTCGTCGATGGCATCATGGAAGGTAAAGAGTGGGTTTGGGATGGCGACGTTCTCCGTGAACGTTATGCACAAAAGACTTACAAGAGAATCAATACTCTAGTAGATCAAAAAAGATTAGATGAACAGAAACTGAATCTGTTCAATGACTTCTTGTCAAATCTTTAAATTATAAATAAATATAGATTAATTAAAGGTAATCGGAGAAAAGTTAAATGTCCCGTGGCAAAAATTTACAAGAAATGGAGAACGCCGTAACTAAAAACGCAGTAGCTGGCGATCAAGCGATGCCAAAGCTGACTACTGGTGGAACTTCCCCAACATGGGAAGACTTAGGTGGTCCAACTCCATTTAATTCAAAACCAGATGACGATTCAAATAAGTTGAAGACGGCAACTGGTGTACCTGACGGTGCTCAGGCAAAAAATCTAGCTTCAGTTAAAAGTCACATGAAAAAGTTCGAACCAGACCCTGCAAATAAGAGTAAGGTTCCTGAAGAAGTGGAAGCTTCTACTGAAGATGTGATTGCTGAAGAGCCTACTACAGAAGAAACTGTAGTTGCCGAAGAAGAAACTGTTGAAGAGAAGGTTATTCCTGAACTCAACAATGAAGTTGACATCGAAGATGATGTTAATGCTCTTCTTGGTGGACAAGAACTCTCCGAAGATTTCAGAGAAAAAGCAAAAACAATTTTCGAAGCCGCTCTCAAGTCAAAAGTTGTTGAGATGAGAGAAGCTCTCGAAGCCCAATACGATGCAAAACTCGTAGAGGAAGTGGAAGGTATGAAGGTCGAACTCGTAGAACGTGTTGACTCTTATTTAGAGTACGTTTCTAATGAGTGGGTCGAAGAAAATACCCTCCAAATAGAACATGGTCTTAGGACCGAAATGACAGACTCCTTCCTTAAGGGAATGATGGGTCTCTTTGAAGAACATTATGTAAACATCCCTGAAGACAAATATGATGTCGTTGAGAATATGGTAGGAAAGCTTGATGAAATGGAAGCTAAACTCAACGAGCAAATCGAGAAGAACATAAACATCACTAAGTCTCTATCAGAGGCAACAGGTGGTAATATTCTTTCCGATGTTTCTGAAGGTCTATCGACTGCTCAGAAAGAAAAGCTCGCTTCACTTGCCGAAGGTATTGAGTTTGAGAGTGAAGAATCTTATAAGGAAAAGCTTGAGACTTTAAAAGAGTCATATTTCAAGACTGCTCCAAAAAGAAGTGAGTC